CAAAGCGGTCGGCTCAGCATTGGCAGTATGATGAGGACACGGCTACAGAAATTAAGTTCCTTGAACGGCTTTATGAGAAGGTTGGCGCAGATATAAGGAGTGAGCATGATGGATGAATATATCCGCAAGCAGGATGCGGTAGATTTGGTTAACAAAATATCGAACCTTGATCTAAAGGCAAAAGGCGGTATTTGCGTATCGCTTGCAAATCTAGAAAAAGCCGATGTTGTGCCGGTGGTACATGGGAAATGGATGAAAGAAGATAGAGGTCGTGTTGAATACTGTGCGGTCTGCGACCAATGCGGATTTGATTGGATGTGGAGCGACAGGGGGTATTTTAAGTTCTGCCCAAACTGCGGTGCAAAGATGGACGGAGGTGAATCATGAGTTATTTCCCTACGGATATCCCTTTTATGTCAGACGAGGAACTGATTGAAAACGGACTCAAGAAGCCGTACAAAAAGCCGGAAATCATCAACAGTAAAGACCTTGTTCCGGTGGTCAGGTGTCGGGACTGTAAGCATTTAGGCACGTTTAGAGGGAAGTTATACTGTAGACATAACTGCGGAGTTGTAGAACCAAAAGAGGATGATTTTTGCAGTTACGGCGAAAGGAAGGAGTGAGAAGGATGATAAACGAAACGCTTGAGGCTGAGAGGGCATACCATAAAGGGCTGTCAGAAGAATACTATCGTGGATACAGAGCCGCAAAGGATGAAATTGTCCACTGCGAGGATTGCGAGCATTGGAGTGATTCAAACCAGTGCGCAAGACCAGAACTGTCTGGCAATCGGTGGCATGATGTAAAATACTTTGATACATTGCCAGATGATTATTGCAGTTACGGAAAGCGAAAGGAATGAGCAGGATGGATGACAGAGACATAGTGACATTATGGCTTGCTGTTATGATGTTTCTGGTTGGAATTGCAACAGGGCATCTGTTGTTTTGAGAAGGAGTGAGAGTATGTTGATGCTGACACTTGAAGATGCCGTGAAGGTCGCACAGCGGCTTGTAAGAGACGGCATGGATGATGAAGAAATCATCAGGCAGGAATTGGAGCAGAAGTGTTGGCTTCCGCCCGAAATGGATGAAGCGGCAAAACGGCTGAATGACCTGATATGTGATATCAATCCGGCTGAGATATGCAGTCAAATTGAATCGGACAATTTGAAGAACTGGTGCGGAAGTGTCCAGATGGAGATGAAAATGGCAATGGTGCAGTTGCCCTGTTGGAGCGGGAAGGAGTGAGAACATGAACAAAGCAAAAGAAATCAGCGCACTGTGGTCGCAGATAAAACCGCAGATTGGAGAACTAGTAAGGCTCTGCCATGAAGTGGAAAGCCATGCGGAAGTCACAGCGGACGCATATCAGAGAGGGTATGAAGAGGGATATAAGGACGGATACAACGAACCCGGCAAGGGAAAGATACAGGTCGGGGATGAAGTAAATGCCCCATTTGGGAAAGCGATTGTCGTAAACATTGATTCCGTTGCAGAAAAAATCTGGCTTGTGTATGCGGATGGACATGGCGGATTTGAATATTTCAAGGATGCTCCGACCAAGACCGGCAGACATTTTCCCGAAATCGTCGAAGTCTTGCAAAAGATGAGGGAGAATAATGATAATAAATGACGTACAATTTAATTGTGAGCTATCAGATATATTGACTGAATTAGTCAATCAATTAAGAGCTAATAATATTCCTCTTATAGCAAAACAAAGAGATAGTGGAGAGCATATTCAGATTACATGTCCATATCACTCTAATGGCATGGAAAGAAAACCATCTGCGGGTATAAGAAAAAGTGATGGAGTATTTCACTGCTTCGCATGTGGAGAAGTACATAGTTTACCAGAAGTAATATCTCATTGTTTCGGACATGATGAAGATTTAATAGGAACATGGGGATGGACATGGCTATTAAAGAATTTTGCAATAGTACAAGTAGAGGAGAGAAAAGATATTGAACTCGATTTTTCAAGAGATAAAAAAGCATCCAATAATAACAGGGTGGTTATTAGGTCTAATAATTATATATCTGATGAAGAATTAGATAAATATAGATATACACATCCTTATCTTTATAAGAGGGGGATGACAGATGAAATTATTGAACTATTTGATATTGGCGTGGACATCGACAGTAAAGCAATTACCTTTCCTATATGTGATGCTTCTGGAAATTGTTTGTTTGTCGCTCGGAGAGGAATAAACAGTAAGTGGTTTAATTATCCTGCTCACGTTCAGAAGCCTTTGTATGGATTATATCAACTATATCAATTACATCCGTTTCCTAATGAAGTAATAGTCTGTGAGTCCATGTTTGATGCTTTATCATTTTGGACAGTAGGAAAATATGCCTGCGCCCTCAACGGATTGGGGAACGAATTACAGTTTAAACAGCTTAGAGAATTGCCGTGTAGAGAGATAATACTTGCTACAGACATGGATGAAAGAGGATTAGCGGCGAGAGAAAGAATAAGAAAGAATATGAAGAATACCAAAATCATAGCAGAGTATTTCTTTCCAGAAGGAAGAAAGGATGCCAACGATTGCACTAAAGAAGAATTGCAAAATTTAAAAAAACACTATTGACAAACATTATGATACATGTTACTATAGAAGAGTCGAAAGACACTAATAAAAACTATAGAAAGGAAGTAACTATGGGAAGAGTTAGATATGACGAAGTAGACAAGTATGGTGGTCAAGGTGGAGCAGGGTTTTTCTCTCTCAAAGATGACGGTGACACTGCAAGAATCAGATTCCTGTACAACGGTGTTGATGATATTGAAGCATTTGCTGTTCATCCGATTGAGGGTGAAGATGGCAGAAAGAGATATGTAAATTGTCTTAGAGAATATAGACAGCCACTTGATACATGTCCGTTCTGCCGTGAAAGAAAAGCTACACAAGTAAAGCTGTTTGTTCCAATCTATAATGTAGATGAAGATAAAGTACAGCTTTGGGAGAGGGGAAAGAAGTTTGTGCAGAAGATGGTATCTATTTGTAGCAGATATTCTAATTCTGATACTCCGCTTTGCGCACATGAGTTTGATGTAGAACGTAGAGGTAAAAAAGGAGATACATCTACTACATATGAAATTTTTGAGGTAGAGAAAGATAACACTACTCTTGAAGATTTGCCCGATGTTCCTAATCCGCTTGGTGGTCTTGTTCTCGATAAGTCAGCAGAAGATATGGATTTCTTCTTAGAGACTGGATATTTTCCGCCTGATGGTGAGGATGAAGATGAACAGCCTGTTCGTAGGCGAGAGAGTCGAGACAGAGACCGTGATGAAGCGCCAAGACGTAGAACACCAGGTCGTGGCAGAGATGTTTATTGATTGAGTAGATTGTCGGCACACTTTTCCTCCTTTCTGTACAAATACACAATGTTGTGTGCAGGTTCTTGGGATTTCTTACTGCGCACAGTCGGCAATTATATATAGGAGAAGAATATGCCTTTATTTAGTATTCCAAAGCGGGCGGGAAGAGAGCAAGATAATAAACTTGCTAAAAAATCAAATACAAGTAGAAAAGTACAAACAACTGTCCGAGGTGGAAATTCACTATTAGCTAAAATCAATCAGATAAAAGCTATGGTTGAAAAAAATCTCGGACAGTTTAAGGATGATTATGTAATTATCAGAAATCAAGATGAATTGCATGATTATTTCGCAAAGTGTGTAAATAATGGTGTAGTAGCAATAGATACAGAGACAACTGGTCTTGACCCGATTCTTGATAGCATTGTAGGTCTGTGCTTGTATACGCCCAATGAAAAAGCCGTATATGTACCGATTAACCATACTTCATATGTAACTGGTGCAAGAGTAGAAAATCAGCTTACAGAACAAGATGTGGCAGAAGAATTTGATATGATAATTCACGATACTAATATTGAAATTATCATGTTTAACGCCAAGTTCGATATGCGAGTAATCAGAAATCAGCTCGGTATTAAAGATATTTACTGTACGTGGGACACATATCTTGCGGCGAGATTGATGAATGAAAATGAGGAGTCCAATAAATTAAAGAAGTTGCATAATAAATATGTACTTGATGGAAAAGGTGATGCATTTTCATTTGATGAATTGTTTAAAGGTGTACCAGCAGATAAGATTCCAATTAATACATTCTATCTGTATGCCGCACATGATTCTATTATCACATATGAGTTGTATCAGTATCAGAAACAGTTTGTGTACTATGATGCTACAAAACCGCATGAAGATAGAAACGGAATGAACGGTGTTTCATGGGTATTCTTTAATATAGAAATGCCGTGTATAAAAGTAGTGTGTGATATGGAAGATAATGGAATAAAGTTTGACTTTGATTATAACCAATTCCTTAAAGACAAATATCACGCATTATTAGAAGATAGGATAGAACAATTCAATAAAATCTGTGATACATATAGAGATGATATAGAAGCATACAGAAGAAAGATGGGAGTTAATTGTAAGCTCGATGACCCTATTAATATTAAATCTTCTTCACAGCTTGCTATTCTTCTTTATGATATTATGGGTTGTGAAGTTCCTGTAGATAAGAAAACAAAGAAAGAAGTGCGGACAACAAATGAAGCGACACTAAGAAGTATGGATAATCCAGTCGCAAAAGCAGTATTAGATTATAGAGAGTTTTCTACTATTGTGGATACTTTTATAGATAAACTGCCTAATTGCGTAAATCCAAAAGACGGTCGTATTCATTGTAGCTTTAATCAGTATGGGGCGAGAACAGGGAGAATGTCAAGTGAGAATCCAAATCTCCAGAACATTCCCAGCCATAACAAAGAGATTCGCAAAATGTTTGTGGCATCAGATGGTTATGTACTTATGAGTTCAGATTTCAGTCAGCAGGAACCCAAATGTTTAGCCGCTATGTGTAAACGTGCTGGCGATAGTCAGATGTATGAGACATTTATGCATGGGAAAGATTTGTATTCTGAGATTGCAAGTA